TCTCGACCAGTTTATATGATGCCATGACTTCAAGGGCTTCAGCCCATGATGGAACCTGAACGGACTCGAGTATTGTGGTTCTGTTCATAACAACAACCTTAAACCCGACTTTCATTTTTGTGATGACGAACTGCACGGCTTCAGTATCCATCGGAAGTTCATCCACGATTTGGATCTGGAAACCACGGTATGAGAGGGTATCCAAGATCTTCATTGAGTTTGCCTTGTGGCTGGGGAGGGCGGGATTGCCCTCCCCAAGGGGTGTTACCCTTAGTCTGCCGGAAGAGTCCGGGCTACTTCGAGGAAGATCCGGCCGTCAGGCGAGGTGCGATGCTTGATGTAGACCTTGACCTGAGAGTTGATGACCTGATCGTTGCGGTTGCGACGGGATTCGCCTTCGGAAAGGTCGAGGCCGCAGTTCTCGTGGAACTGATCGAGCATGAAGGCTGCGTCAGGGGTGAGCCAATAGGTGTTCTTAACCGTGCGACCCTCAAGGCCTCCGGCTGCTTCGAGGTCATCCTCGTCGACATCGCCTTCGGCGGAGATGAGGCGGTGAGTGAACTCAATCCCGGGTGTGCCCTTCTTGGAAGACTCGATGTATTCTCCATTGATGACGGTGGTGAGGTAGGTCCCGGCCGGAAGCGGCGGAGGGGAGACAACTTCAGTCGGGGCTTCATCGAGGATGGCTTGGAAGTTGGGAGTGGATGACATGTGGGTGTGTTCCTTAGTTGAGTGTGGGCTTGGTGGTGTCGTCGATGATTGCGTTGCGGATGAATGTATCGAGTTTGCCCTCCAGGATGTTAAGCATTTCACGAGCCCGATCGCTCGGGCGTTCAAGCTGGGCTAGCCAGTTGATGATGTTGATGGCCTGTTCAAAGGTGATTCTCATGAAGTGATCCGTTTGAGGGTGAGGGATGTAGGCTTCGGTGGGACTTTCTGTGAGGTAGGAACATCCCGGAGTGCCTCAAAGAAAGTAGCCAAGCCGGTCTCAATGGGAAGGGTTTTCTCACTGAAAGCATCCGGCCGTGGATTGGCGAGGTTGACCATGTTGTCGGACTCGAGTTGAATCGAACGCTTGCCGTTGTCATTGCGGTAGTAGACAACGGACGGAAAGTATTGAGGGATTTTAGGTGAGAGCTTTTGGCCGACTCCCTGCGGGAAGATTTTCTTAGCGCCGGTGGGGAGGTCCATGTAAGTGCCGTGGGCGATGACGATCAGATTGGTGGCAAACGACGACGAAGTAAGCATTGCCAAGACCATTTCGACATCATCCTGCGCATTGCCATAAACTGCTCTACCGTCAAAGTCTCCACTTTTGCCTCGGGGTATGATGCTCTCATGAAAGTCATAAGCAGCGTCACACAGTCGGGAGAGGCTATCGATAACCAGTATGGTATCAGGTCCCCATTCGGCTGGCTTACCAAAATCAACATCATCGTATTTCCAGTTGTCGAGCATTTTCAGGGCGGTGATCCAGGCGGTGGGTCGGCCAGCGATGACTGCTCCGGTAGGGCCGGCTTTGTAGCTGTCGCGGATGGTGCGGAACTCGACGGAGTCAAGGCGGTCAGGACAGTTCTTGATGATGAGACCCTTGAGGATGTCGAGGAGGTTGTCAAAATCCAAGATGCGTAAGTTGTATCTTGGGACCAAGCTAACCAGACTTCCGGTCTTACCGCTCTTCGAGTCTCCTATGAGGAGAAGTTTAGTGTAGCTATTGCTTTGGTGCTGGGCCAGGGAGGGCATTAGAGTGGGCCTTCTATTATGTAAGTATCAGCTTCACTGATGAGAGTGTAGTCAATGAAGCCATCGGGATATAGGACCATAAAGCAAGGCCTAGACCCATACTGAGTAATGACAATCCTAACACCGATGATCTCAGCGCGTTCGCCGTTACGGAAGCTATAGCGATGGGTTCCTTTGTAAAAGGCTGGAGTTGATTTCAGTTGTGGGATTGGTGTCTCTTGCATAGATCGACTCCAGTTCTTCTTTAAGAGTGTGTAGGGCCTTGCAAGCAGCGACTCGTTCGCGATAGGGGATGTCGCTGGCGAGGGTGATGGATCGGTGGATGTTGGCGATGATGCGGAGGAGGTCGTGGAGTGGGATGGAGGGAGGGGAGTTAGTCATCTTTTAGGTTCTCTTCGTAGTATTTATTCACCGAACTCGCAAGGGCTTTGGTGAATAATTTAATCACGGTCTCATATTGATCTTTTGAAAGGTCTTTTACATAGGGAGCAAAAACTATGGATAGCACTACTATGATGTCCATGTTTGTGCGGAGGGTATTTAGGGTTGCCCAGATATTCATAGTAGCGTCGAATATATATTCGGGAGCGTAGTCGGGGACAATGGGTTTCAGCGACTTCGGAGGGGGTTCCATCGGTCGTCTTCCTCTAGTTGAATGAAGTCTGCACGGAGAAACTGGTCGCGGACTTCGGGGGACTTGGAGCAGACCTCGCGAAAGCGACAGCCGCCGAACTTGTCGCAGGCGGTATCGTTCATGGGCCAGTAGCCGGAGTCAGCATAGCTCTCAGCGATGTTGAGCCAGAACCTGAGGTCGAGGAGCCATTCGTCGAGTTGGTCTTGAGTGCGGTAGGTGAAGCCCCGGACGAAGCGGTTGGGTTTTTCGAGCATGATCTGGGCTGCATCGATGATGACACCCTTGACGGGGGCGTTGAGGATGACCTGCCCGGCGAGGGTGTAGAGGGTCATCTGGTTGTGGGGTTCATATTGGTCAAAGTAACGATCGCCGAGGGTAGTGGAGGTGGTCTTCTGATCCATGACAAAGAGTTGATCGTTGAAAGTGACGACTCGATCTAGGTGGCCGCAAAGGAGGTAGGGGATGGACTCGTCACTGATTTCAGCCTCACTGCCGAGTTCAGCGATAAACTCGGTGCGCCGATAGGTCGGTCCCCAATCAAGCTCAAAGCGGAAGGACAATTCTACTGCTGGCTTCCCGCTGTCGAGGATGTAGGTTTGGCAGGGATCGTCACGGAAATGGTCAAGATAGTCGACCACAAGCCCAACGAGAGAATCACGATTCTTGTATTTTCCAGCCTTAGTGTCTTCATCCACAATCCAATCGCTTGTGCTAGAAAGGAGCTTTGCCACGCATGATCGAACACAATCTTCATAGTGGCCTCCTTCGGCGCGGAGATGGTTGAAGTGTTCCAGGGCGGAGGCATACTCCCCGCCGAAGCGGAGATGGACGGACTCATGGCGGGAGGACCAGCCATCGAGGATGGTATACTGATACAATCTCGGGCAGGTTTTGAGGTAGCCAAGGCTAGTGCTGTCCCAGGCGAACTGGACCTTGGTGCCTGAGAGGAAGGGCGAGGTGGTGCCGGAGGTGAGGTGGGACTCGTCGAGAGTGGGTTGATCGGGGAGGGGTTGATCGGGCACAGTGCTAGAACCTTCGTTTGAAGTCACCGACAGAAGGGGCGGCAGGTTTTAGATGTGACTTGATAGTTGCGAAGTCGAGGACACTTTCAGAAGTGGGCTTGGCGGCTCGAGGCTGACGTTCACCGCTGGCGCGGCGGGCGCGTTGGGCGCGGTGATAGGCGATGATGGTGTCGAGTTCAGAGCGGGTGAGTTCATGGGGAGGTTTGTGGGTAGTGGCTTCGTAACGAGACATGAGAGTATCGAGGTCATTGGTCATGATTATTTCCTTGTTCGAACTCCATTGACGAGTTCTTCATAAGAGCCTTGGCCAGCTGCCATTAACATATAGGCAAGGTTGTGGGCTTCATCAGGGTTTATAATAACCCAACCAGCGTCTTTATCTCCTTCGAATATTTCAATCATGATTGAGTCATCGGCTTCAGTTTGACCTGTTACAATGATCTTTCGATTGGTCATAGTTCTTCTGGCTCCTCTACGGTTGAGACCCAGGGCTCAATGTAAACCCAACCACCGGGTTCACCAGGGCCGGAGGCAGGGTCACGCTTGGTGACACGGAAGGCATCATATTCGGACTTACCCCAGCGGGGGTCGTTGCGTTCATAGAGGCGCTTGGCCTCGTCGCGAAGGAGGACTCGAGCGTGGTTTAGACGAAGCCGTAGATGATGAGCTTCGCCATCAGACCCGACGGGGATGCGGATGCCTCGAGGAGCAGCTACTGCATCGTCGAAGTATTTGATGCAGTCGCCGTAAGCAGAGATGTTGTTAGGGAGAGACAAGAGGGTGACCTCCAAGGTGATGGGAGTGATCGGTGCTGGGGCGAGGAGTTTCCCGATCTCGCCCCAGCACAGGACTTGGCCTTAGGAACAAAGGGAGAGGGGCGGGACCCTCTGACCCTTCGTGGAGTCCAGGAACAACGCAACCTGCCTAAGCCAAGACTGCCGGGGTTACGATGCCACTAGCCGGCTGGGCGCAGAGCGAGGGTTTAGGACTTGCCTTTCGGTGGTTTCTTTGCCTTGCCGGCTTTGGACATGGCGATCGCGACGGCTTGTTTCTGAGGTCGGCCGGAGCGGACCTCGGTGGAGATGTTTTGGGAGATGGTGGCTTTGGACTTACCGGACTTAAGGGGCATGGCGGTGGGGTCCTTACTTGGTTGGGCCAATGCGGGAGCAGATGTCCATAGCTCGATCAACAGCGGATTTGAAGTCATCGTGGGTTTGAGTAGACGGAGTGTCGATGTGGGCTTGAGCGGCGATGCGGGCTTCGGCAAGGGCGTCGTCGCAAGGGTTAGCAGAAGCTGGGGAGATCAAAGCGAGGAGTGTGGCGAGGATGGTAAGGCCAAGGCCGATGACTCGCCGAGGTGTCGGCGGTGGGACTGGAAGGGCGAGTAGCTGTGGAGGATAGACAGAGTTGTCGATGATGGGATAGGGCAGATGGGTCATGAGAAGAGTTCCTTTACTTGATTGTCCTTGTAGTATATACCTTCTTCAGGGTTTATTCAAGAAGAAAGTTGAGGATTTGGGAAGTATTTTAGGGTTTATTCGTCCTTGAGCGCGCGGATGGTTTTCAAAAGATCATCGCAAACGCTATGCGCAGAATTATCAAGAATCTTTGTCGGATCGTCAGGGTATATACGAGAGCGCAATGCGTTAATTACGCACTCCCTCGCCGCATTGAAGCCTGCCGCGCGGGCGGATTTGATCGTCGCCTCTGTGAATTTCTTCAGCCAGTCGCCGCTCTCCCTCTCGCTCGGCTCCGTCACTGCGGCCGCGGCGGCGAGCATAGAT